TGTTGCTGTTGCGCGGCCACCGCGGCGGCCCGCAAGGCGGTCTCTTGCTGCTCGGGAGCGGACACGAAGCCCGCCTCGTTCAGGATCGTGTCGGCCACGGGCACGAGAGCGGGCGCCGCGGCCACCTGTTGCGCCGTGACAACCGCGTCCTTCTGCGTCGCGACGTTGCCGGCGATGATCTTCGACTGGAGTTCGGCGATCTGCGCCGCCATCTTGGCCGCCTCGGCTTCCGTCTTCTGGACGCTCGCGGCCATCTGGCGAAGCTGGAGGCCCGCAATCTGCTGCTGGAGCGCCTGCTGCTGCTGGGCAGCCTGCGCCGCCTGCATCTCTTCCGGGGTCGGCTCGCCCGCGTCGGGGTCGCGCTGCCCGGTCAACTGCCGGATGCGCTTCACGATCTCTTCGCGGTTCGGGAGGTCCATGTTCTCGACAACGAGGTCGAGCATGACCATGGCGACCTCCGGCGAGAGCTTGGTGATTGCCTCCATCAACTGATCGGCAGCGGCCTGGCGCATGGATGCCCGCCAGTCGGCATCCGAGATGACATAGTCCGCCTTGGTGCGGATAATGTCGTTCTCCGGAAGGCCATCGTTGACGGTCACGTATTCCGGCCCGCCGCGCATGTTGGTGATCCGGAACTGCTTTTCCTCGCTCATGAATTGCTCGATGAGGGAAAGCTGCTTTTCGCCTTGAACCTGTGACGCATAGCGCAGATTGTCGAAGAGCTTGGTGGTCGTCATCGACCCCTGCTCCTGCCGGCGCTGCACTGCGATGCCGGATTGCGCGTTCGTGGTCCGACCCATCAGCTCGTCGGTCACGCCGCTCTGCTGCTGGATCATCTGGATCGAGCGGGACATCAGTTCAAGGTGCCACTGCGATAGGTCGCGGTCGGCGTTGATCGTGAGTTCCTTGCCTTCCTTCTTCACGATGACCGCGTTCGGCTTTGCGACCTCCTCAATGAACTCGTCGATGTCTTCCACCGCGCCTGAGTCCATGATGACCTTGTTGGACGACAAGATCGCGAGGGCCTTGGACGCGCGCTTGTTGATGTCCTCCTGGATATCACGAAGCCGGCGGATCATGCCGTAGGGCATCCCATCCCGGCCCCGGCGATAGGCCCAGATCGGCGTGAACGGGAACCTGTTGTGCCGATAGGGCGTCGGCGAGAACCAGAGCATGCCCGCCGTGGTGAACAGCGCCACATGCATGAGCATGGTCGGCTTCTCAATAAGCGTCGCCGCGCCGGAATTCACCTGCTCCACGTGCCCGGCCGAAGACGGGTCGAACAGATCGCCGGAGAACGCCCCGCCCTTGAGGCGCGAGGCCATCACGGGCCGGCGAATCCACCCTTCGATGATCCGGACGCGCTGGCGTCGGTTCTGCCCATAGGAAGACGGCCGCAGCCCACCCGAGGTCTCGTTGGCGAACTCGGCCGAGTCCATGGCCTCGTCGCCATATTCGCCCACCATGAACGTCGCGTCGCCGTCCGACACGGCCTTTTCCAGGACCGCGGAGCGCTTCGGAAACAGTGCGGTCGCGATGTCCAAATCAACCCACTTTGAGCGGAACAGATACCGGCCATCCGTGATGTCCATCTCGGTCGACGCGGTATCCCAGATGATGTTCCGCCAGCTTTCATAGCGGGAGGCGATCGGCTCCTCGTCGTCTTCGTCCTGGATGCCGTCTTCAAGCCAGCCAATGCCGACCTTGACAGCGTCCTCGAAGGCGCGCGACTTGTGGAAAGGCGTCCTGTTTACGTCGGAGAGGTATTTCAGGAGCGCCGTCTTCTTCTCGGCCGGCTTCCCGTCTTCCTTGCGCCTGGGCAGAACCTTGAAGTCGCTCCGGCCGCGCTTTTCGGTGCCGAGCACCCAATCCACGGTCGACGCGATGACGTTGTAGACAATCGGCGACTGCCCGCGCTCTTTCAGGACTTGGGCGTCTTCGTCCCGCCACTGGATCGAGTCGTAGAAGTCCTCATCGATCGCCTGTTCAAGGCGGTTCTCGTTCTGGCGGTCCAGCTCGCGGGCGTAGAAGTCCAGCAGCGTGCCGTGCAGATCAACCATGCCGGGCGCATCGAGCGCGCTTCCGCCGGTCGCGCCGGCAACGGCCGGGACCTTCGGAACAGGGCTTTCCTTGCGCTTGGCGGAGACCTCAAACACGAGCGGTGATCTCCCTCTCCGTCACGCGGCCCCGCTCATCGGTGATCGTCGCCTCCCCCACCACCTGGCGCTCGTCAGGTATGGGCGGGATGGCGAGAAGATCCCCAATGTGGTCGCGGATGATCGACGCCACGCGGAACACGTTGGTCGCGTTGTGCTGGTTCAGCCCAAGGGCCGCGGCGAAGTCGTAGGCGGCCCGAGCCGCCTCGGTGCCGTCGCCGATCGCCTCCGACCACACCCACGCGTTCTTCTGGAGCACCGCGCACGGTGTGAAGCGGTCATAGGTCTGCGCGCTTGCCGGCTTAAGCACCATGCAGGCCAAAGGCCCGTCGCGGTGCATCAGCCATGTGCCGATGACCTCAATGTCGCCGTGCACCTGCTTCCAGGCGTAGCGCGTGAGGTCGAGGACATGATCCATCAGATGGTCCGCCAGTTGTTGCGCCGCGTGCCGGTCTTCCGTGGCGCGCTTTGCGAAGGCCGGTAGCCCTGCGCGTGCTGCCGGATCGCGTCCGCGGCGTGATCGTGGCCGTCCTCGCGCGGCCGTTCAGACCAGACCCCGAGGCGGTCGTTCCATTCCTTGCGATAGAGCCCGAGATGCTTCAGCCCCTCGGCGCATTTTTCTTCGTCGAACCAGTAGCCCGAGAAGGCCATGCGAAGCTGTTGGATGCCGGCGACCACGTCGGCGACGCGGGGGACAATCTCGATGTCCCGGAGCCCTAGGCCCTCCAGCATGTCGGCGGGCGTCTTCAGCGCCTCGGCGCCAGGCGCACGCTTGTTGCCGTCATGCGGCAGGAAGTGCTTGCCCCAGACGTAGCCCTTTGCCTGCATCCGGCGCACGTACCATTCGTAGGGCTCGCCGGCCCCTTCAAGATAGTCGATCCAGTGATCCGCGTTCCCGACGCGCTGGTGAAACCAAATCACCATCGTGTCGCGCAGCCCAAGATCCCAGAAGGTATTGACCGGGACGCGGGGGTCGTATGGAACCCGCGCAATGCGCCCTTCGCGCCGAGCCGCCGCCAACTGCTCGGCGAGGTAGACGCCCTCGGTGGACGCCTCGAACGGCTCGTCCGCGTCGGAGGGGTACTCCTGGCGCATCATCTGCTCGTCGCCGGCGAACAGCGTTTCGCGCGTCTTCACGTACCAAGCGCGCTGGCGAGGCCCAATCTGCGCCCCCACCTTTCCTTCAAGCCGCTCGAAATAGAGAATGTCCTTCGGCGTGAGCGTCACGCCTTCGGGCTCCATCTCGTATTCCTGCGCGTCCCACCACGAGGCGAAGTGGAAGCGGTAATCCAGCTTCGAAAGCTGCTTCCTGGCGTCGGCCAATGCCCGCGCCGTCGTCACCATGTCGTAGAATGGACCCTCGCGCCCCTCGGCCGTGCTCTCGATGCAGACGATCCCGTTTGGCTCGACTGCCGGCAGAGAGCCGGTCAGCACCTCCCTTGCCTTCTCAGGGTATTTGGCGCAAATCTTGCCGAACTCCGACACATGCAAGAACTGCAACGTGGCGGATCGAACCGAGGTCGCCACCCGGAAGGACGAGTTGTTGCCCAGGATAAGCTCGGATGCACTGTCCCGAGCCAGGGGGAGCATTTCCCGCACCATCGGCGGCAAATTGTCGTAGGCGAACTTGATCTTGCGGAAGATGACCGTGGCCGCTTCCTGGTCCTGCGCGATGACCGCCGCGCTCGTGTTCGTGTTGAACAGGCACGTGTCCAGCCCGACTATCTGGATCAGCGTCGAAAACCCGCGTTGGCGCGCCTTCAGGATGACGTTGCGAAACCAGAGGTTCGCAAGGAACTTCTCCTGCTCAGGCCAGGGCGCGAACTTGACCTTCTTCCCGCTCTTGTCCGTAATCCAGTACAGGTTCCGCAGGCGCCAGTCCGGGGACTTCAGCGCCTCCACAAGCTCGGCGTCGGTCATTCGTCGCGGGGGCGGAACGCCGTGCCGGAGATTTGCTTCAAGAGCGCCCCAAGCGGGTTTTCGTCGACCGGGTCGGCATCCAAGTTATGCGCCTGGCGCTCCAACGGGATGAGCCGCGCCTTCACACGCGCCAGCTTCTCAAACAGATCTCCCGCGCTCTCCGTCTTTCCTAGGCACGGTCCTTCGACGGGGTCGCCGTTCAGGTGCGCGGCAAGTCGGGTCGCCAGGATGGCCCCGATAGCGCGGAGTTGTTGCAGGTCGCGGCGGTGCGTAAGCTGCACCTCAACGCCCACCTGTTTCGCGGCCTGGACAATCTCGTCATCGGTCGCACGTTGCGCTTGCGAACCTTGCTGCGAACCATCAGCGCGAACCAGTTCTTCACGAACTGCCTTCCGCACCTTATCCGCAAGGTCACGCGCCCACCCTCGCGCCTTGGCCTCCTTGCGGATTGCTGTGTCGGAGACGCCGTGCTTCCGGCCGATCTCGCGGATGGAAAGCTGGCCGGCGCGGT